GGACATTGAGACGCCCGCCAGCTCGCCCGCGCGCTCCAGCGTCTGGATCGAGGCGACGGTGGTGCCCAGCGATTGGGCCAGCTTGGCCTGCGCATCGACGGTTTGCAGGCCAGAGCGGATCATGGCCACACCTGCTGCGGTGGCAGCCGCAACAGCAGCCGCAGAAGCCACCTTCACACGACGCGCAAAGCCCGCGAGCCGCCGGTTCGCCGCCTCCATCTCCTGGCTCAGCCGCCCGAGGCCGCGCTTGCCAGCCTCGCCGACACCTTCCAGCGCCGTACGGACTTTCTCGCCGCCGATCACGGCAAGGCGGACGCTAACGCGCTTCTCGGTCATCAGGTTCTCCTTTTATGCGTCATTGACATATGCGCCATTGGCGCACATATGACCCTATGAGCATTGTGACTGTTGTTGAGACACCGGAATTCCAGCGCCGTGCGCGCAGCCTCATGTCAGAGGATGAGCGGTTGGCCCTGGTCGATTATGTCGCGCGCAATCCGACGGCGGGCGTGTCCATCGGGGGCGGTGTGCGCAAGTTTCGCTTCGCGCGGGACGGTGGCGGCAAGAGTGGCGGGTATCGTGTGATCCATTTCTTCAGCGCGGAGGCCGATATGCCGATCTTTCTGATCACGGTCTTTGCCAAGAACGAGAAGGCCAACCTCACCCCACGTGAAACAGACATGGTCAGACAACTGGGCGAGGCCCTTGCGGCAAGTTACAGGAGGACATCATGAGTGACGCATTCAAAAGCATTGAAACGGGTCTGCAGGAGGCACTGGCCCATGCGCAGGGCAAACCTGTCGGGACAGTCCACGAGATCGAGCTGTCCGATCCGGATGTGCAGGCGATCCGGGCGCGCACGGGCCTGTCGCAGTCTGACTTCGCGCGCAGCATCGGGGTGAAAAAGGGCACGCTTCTGAATTGGGAGCAGCGCCGCCGCAGCCCGGACGGACCGGCTCGGGTCCTGCTGGCGCTGATCGACAAGGATCCGCAGATTGTGCAACGGACATTGGCGCCCTGAAGTCGCTACGAGCGCTCGGATTCCATCTGTTCGTTGAGTTTGATGACCATCACGGCTTCGATGCAGGGGAGGAGTTCGCCCATCGCAAGCGGTGGCACGCCCAGCGCCTGACCTAAGGCCAGCGCTGCGCCCATATCCCAGCCGATCACCGCACCCGGGGCTATGCGCAGCTGGCCACCAAGGCGGCCAACCATATCCCAGACCTGCCAACCCTCATGTGACAGAGGGCAATTCAGCCGCGCGGGGCAGTCCGGGCACGTCCCTTCACAGGCTTCGCAATAGCGCGCGCCCTCGCCGAATTCCCAGTCGGCGAGGGCGCAGAGGCGTTTTTTTCCTGTTCCAGCAGCAGACCCTTGGAGACATAGGTCAGCTGGAACGCCTCGAAAATCGGCCAGATATCCAGAAGCGCATCAATGGCCTCGGGGCTAGGGGCGATGGGCGTGCCTTCTGCATCCCCGATGCCCTTCCAATCGAGCACCGCCCGCCGCGCGAGGGCTTTCGCGAAGGCCATCGCGCGGGTCTCATCCGTCGCGTCCTCGGGCACGGCTTCGACCTCCGGGTCGGCGCGCGTCGCGACCATCAACGTGGTGGTCAGCGGGCGCAGCTGCACGCGCACGCCTGGGGCGAGAGCATGCCAGCGGGGGGCATTGGTTAGATCGAGGGTCAGCATTAGTATTCCTCTACGGCGTTGATCAGGGTTGCGGTACACATCCGGCCGACCGTGCTGTCGCGCGCGGCTTGCCAGTCGAAGGTGGCCTGCACCCCTTGCGGGCCTGAAATCTCGATGCGGGGGCGGGGCAGGTAGACCGCGTGCACGGTGAAGGTGAAGCTCTCACCCGAGGGCAGGACATAAGCGAATTCCATCTCGCAGGGATCGCCATCGATGGCCTGCGTCACCAGCGTCTGGTCTGCAAAGCGGACTTCGATCCGGCCTGTGAGCGCGGCGATGCTGGGATCAGCCCCATCAATGCGCCCATCGGCGCGGATGGTTTCGATCCGGTCGAGATTATTGGCATAGGTGATCTCGGCTGAGACGACATTGCCCAACGCCGCCCCGTTGCGCTTGATCGACCCGTTGAAATGGCCGAAGCGCTGCAGATCCAAGGTAGCGGGTGTCCCCGCGCTGGTCGTGGTGCCGACAGCTTCACCCTGCGCGACCAGACGAGCGGTGGCCGTCAGCAGGCCGGAGCGCTGCATCTGCCAGGAGAGCTGATCCAGCACACAGCCCGAATACATCGCATAGCGCGGCACCTCGGGCATGCCCGTCTCAATCGACATCGAGGGCAGGGTCCACGCGCCAGACTGGAATTCATGGGTATAGGGTGACGCCGATCCGGTTGTGGTCGGGGCCCCGAACGCAGCTTTCAGCCAGAAGACGAAGGCCTGTGCATCAATCGGCACCACCACATCTCCATCCGAGGTCACCGCATCCTTGATGGGTGGCAATGGGTCACGGCCATAGCCCAGAAGCTCGCTGTTCAGGAGCGGTTGTTCCGCCCCCAGCGTCGCGCTGGCAAAGGGCATCTGCGTGAAGCCGCTCGCGGGCGCAGTGCCGTATGTCGTCTCGAACGCCAGCGCCATCTGCGCCCGCGCGCCTTGCGCTCGTGCCATGATGTTTCTCCTGTAAGTTCAGGCAGCCAATCTGGTAAAGGCTGCGGGAAACCAAAAAGGGACAGTATCGAATGACGGAAGAATCAAGCAGCCCGTCCGGGTCCGGTGGCCGCTCGCATCTGGGTGTCGGCTCGCGTGCCACAGGTGAGCTCTACTTCCCAGGCACAGTCGAGTTGCCGGGGTATGTAAAGGGAAGCGTCGAGGCTGCGGCGATCGTGCTCGAGGAGACAGGCGAAATCGAGGGCGAATTGCGCGCCCCTAGCGTTGTGATCAAAGGGCGTTTTAAGGGCCAGATCAATGGTGGGACCGTGCAATCACCTATGACAGTCTGAGCATCGAAAGCGGCGCACAGCTAGAGGGCAAATGTATCCCGCGCGAAACGCGCAAGGCTCCATAGCTTCAGGACAGCGGATCGGCTGTCGAGTAGTGTAGGACAATCGGTATCACGGCAGCCTTCAGGCTTGCCGCGCCATCGACGGGCAAATCGACGGGGCGCGGGGCCTCGGCCTCGACCCAGTCGCAAAACCCGCCTAGCGTGCGGTCGGCGGCGATGGCCACGCCGATGCTGGCGCAGAGCGCATCAAATGTCGCGTCACGGTCGGCGCCCTGCACGACCGCCTCGACCTCGACGCGGTGCTGGTAGTGGTATCGCAGCGGTGACAGCGTGATTTCTGGCTCCCCCGGTTCGCCGTCGCGCAGGATCAGCAGGCCATCGGTAGGGACCCGCTCGGGCAGCACTTCGCCGCGCAGGGTTGCCGCGGGCAGGGTTGAGAGCCGCGCATGCAGCGCGGTGAGAATGGTTTCGCGGGGCGAAGGCATTGTTGTGTCGTGGCTTTGCGTCAGGTGATGGTGCTGATGGGCCAATTTGGCGAGGGCAGGCCTAGTCCGCAGTAACGACCCGATTGCGGTTGCGCAGCCAGACCGAGCTGTTCAAGGCCAGCGCATAGGTGCCCCAGATGAGATATGGCCCCATCATCAGCGCTGCGATCTTGTCATGGGACCAGAAGGCAATGGCTGTCGCCAGAACTGCGCACCACAGCATCGCAATGATCACGGCCCCGGCCAGCATGCGGTGCAGGCCGAAAAACACCCCGGACCAGAGCGTGTTGATCGTAATCTGCAAGCCCCAGAGTGCCAATGCGACTTGGGTGCCAGGCAGGTTTGCAACCCGCGCGGCGGCCAGAGCGATGAGCACATAAAGGATCGCCCAGACCACGGGGAACAGCCAGTTTGGCGGTGTCCAGTTAGGCTTGTCGAGGTCGAGATACCATTGCTCCGGCCTGAAAAACATGCCCGCTGCTCCCGCAACACCGCAGGTCAGCACAAAGATCAGGAACAGGGCCATTCGGTATCCTTAAAGGTGGGCAACACGTGGAAGCCTAGATGTGGCAGGCTTGGCGCGCAATGCGCTGGATCAAAGGCATCGACTGCGTGGCTACGTGGCCAACCGCTCGCGAGGCCACCGATAAACTTGCTGATGAAACCTGCGACGCCGTCAGAAGAAGCCGACCTCGCGCACATCAATCTCGGCATTATGGTCGCGGCCATAGGCGACGACGGCAACCGATGTCACGCTGCCCGGACGAAGCGACGCGCGCAGCAGGCGGCTTGCCGGGCGGAAGGCTGAGAATGGCAGCCGGGCTTCGGCCCAGCGGCGGGTCACATCAAACCCGACCTGATAGTATTGCCACGGCAATACGGTTCCTGTCGTGCGCAGATGCACGAAATACCGCTGGTCATTGCCGCGCACGATCAGCCGCACGCCTTCGCTATCCGTGGGCGGTGAATTGTCGAGGTCGAGCCGCATCTGGATAAAGCCGCCGCGGTTGGCGGTGCTGACCCGTCCGGTCATCCGCGCAAAGGTCTGGCCGTCTTCCTGCGCAAAGGCCAGTTGCCCGGTCGAGACCCCGCCCATCACATTGTCCGTGAAAAACCGCCACCCGGTCTCTGGCTGCATCGCAAACCTCTCGATCAGTCTGTTTTGTGCCTGTGCGGTGCCCGCCATGGCTGGCAACACGGTAGCACTCAGGCCAAGGCAAAGCATGTCACGTCGCGTCATGCGCATATCGGCATCTCTTTCGCCTTTGGATGTGTCATGCTGGCAGTAGTTTCCGTGCTCGGATTGTACGAGACTGGCACATTCCAGGCTGCTTGGCACGGGATAAACCAAGCTGCCCGTGATCAAAAGACAGATTACCTGACGTGCCTCAGATCTTCCCTTCCACCCACTTCGCCACAATCGCGCCCGGCAATGCCTCCTGCGCGGCCTGTGCATCCCGCGCCAGATCCAGCCGTTTTGGCAGCCTGACCTGCGGGACAAGCAGAAAGATCGGTACGGTGGTCCGACCGCGTCCGGTTTTAGAGCGCGAGGCGACCGCGCGACCGCGATTGTTCAACCGCCCTTCGGCGACCAGCAGGCTTGGTCCGGTGC